GGAAACGCCGTAAAATCAGGGGTCGGCATGACTTAGCCGAACTGGCGCGAACCCGGCGGCACGCCGGGGAACGGCAGCACACCCTGGAAATTGGACGGCACATCGCCCGACGGCGAGGCCACGCCAGGGACCGGACCATAACCACCCCCGGGCACAGGGCCTACGGGAGACACGCCCGGTCCCTGCGGGCCTGGTGCGGAGGGCTGGGCAGCAGCCGCACCTGAGATCGCTCCGAAGGCATCGATACCAAGCCGCGCCGCCTCGAGCTGGGCATCGATGCCAAGCTTCTGCGTCTGTGCCGCGTTCTTGACGGTTTCCGATTTCGTCTTGTCGATCTTGGCCGCCTCGCCGGCCAGCGCAATCTGCTTGGCCTGCTGCTGCTGCGGATCCTGCGACGCTGCCTCCATCCTCTTCAGCAGCTTTTGCTTGACGGAATTCTGCAGCGGCGCCAGCTCGATCAGGACATCGGGCGGGATCTGTTGACCGCCGCGTACCAGCGCCAGCAGCGTATCGTAACTGTCCGCCATCATATTGATATTGTCCGGGCCCTCGTCGATGATGATGTCGACGTCGAGCGAACCGAGATAATTGGCGATCGCCGGCTGTCCGTATTGATCGGTCGTCAATCCATTGATCTGGATGAACTGCGCGACACCATCGTCATCGGTAACCCTGATCCACCGCTCGGCCTGCCAGTGCCGTGAAAGCACATTCCAGATTGCGCGGTAGACCCGCATCTTCCAAGTACGGTAGGCGATGATGTAGGGGCCCAATTCAGCGATACCGGCCTGCTGCAAGAGATTTATTGCCCGCCCGCTAGAGCCCTCGAGGCCCTGCCCGATCAATGCCGGATTAGGACCGAAGTTTTCTATTTCCTGCTTCGCCTCCTGCAGCATCTGCAGTTGCCCGGCAAAGTCCGCCTGCTGGTCTTCCGGCTTGACCTCCTTGCCGGGGTTCTTTTCGATCAATCCATCCGGCCGCGCCCACTCAATACGCGCCTTCTCCACGTCATCCACCGCACCCTTGTCCATGACCAAGCGGCGCGAGTTGAGAATGTGCAGCGCCTTGCTCCTGCGATGATTGATTTCGTCTTGCGGCCCCTTGAAGTTTCGCACGAAGCCGTAACGATCACCATCATGGTCGACCGCGGAGGAAAACATGAGAAACTTGCTGAAACTTTTCCCCCGTTCGTCGATGTAGGGACTGTGGCCCTGCAGCAAGACGACATTGCCGACATATAATGCCCAGCACCAATGACCCTCGTGGATGTACCAGTGATCCACCATGCGAAGCTTCTTCGCCGTGGTATTGACCCACATGACCTCACGATCGGAATACGTCGTGATGTCCGTTCCGCTCTCGCTCAGTCCGCCAATTTCATCCTTCTTGTCCGGTACTAATTCCTTGGCTTGCTCGACATCGATCCACTTTGAGATGCCCAAGTAGCGCGCGTCAGTGAAGCCATCATCGTATGATCGCGGGTCATAAAAAAACGTATCTGGATACACGAGATGCACATCGATGTCGGGATCGCCGTGGTCGCCGTAGGCTAAATCGATCTCGACACCACCAATTCCATCGATCGCCGCCATACGTGCCGCCCGCGCGCATTTCGAATTCCAATCGACATGGTCGACCGCATAACGCAATACCGAAGTCGCCACCTCGGCGCCCTGTTCTGAATTCGGATTACGCGGATAGGCCTTGGGATCCTGTTTCAGTTTCTCCACCAGACCGACCACCGCGTCGATCTTGCGCACGATACGATTGCTCGTGATCACCGGCTGCCGTCGGCGCTTGAGCGCCTTGATTTCCTTGTCGGTCCACTGCGCGCCGTGATAATAGCGCCGCGCCTCCTTCGCCTCCTCAATCTCGGGCGTCTTGTTGCCAACATAATCGTAATACTGCCGCTTCAATTGCTCGACGGTGTAATAGCCCTCGGCATCCACCTGCGGCGTGTCGACCGGCGCATTCGCCTGCGGGATGTTGCTGTCAGCCATCGATCACCATTATTGCTGTTGCGCCTGCAAGAAGGCGCGCAATACATCGCCAGGCGTAACCCCACCTTCCTGCGCCAGCCGATCGTTGGGATCGGCCTGCGCCTGCAGGACCTCAGCCAGTGAGGGCAAAGTCCACCAGGCTCAGCCTACCCAGCTTGGGCAAGCCGCCACCACCAAGCAATGCCTGCACGATGAACAGTAGCGCGATCAGCGCCACGATCACCCAGATGATCTGGATCACCTTGGCCGGCAACGCGACGCCGACGACCTCGAGGACCCAGATGATCAGGTAAACGACGAGCGCGAGAACGCAGATGTAGATCAGCAGTGTGATGATTGCGGTGATCATCGATGCTCTCCTCGATTAAACATCATTCCCATTTGGCCGACAAATAGGCGATGAATGCTTGAAAGCGCGAGATTTCATAATTGCCAAGAGTGCGATTGCATAAATGGCATAAAATGCCTCGCACCGCGCCTGAACTGTGATTGTGATCTGTATGCCACGCACGTTTCCAGCCCGGTGTTGTCGCGCTACATATCGCGCACTTTCGACCCTGCGCCTCGAACTTCGCCTCCCATTGCTCAAGCGTAAGACCGTAGCGTCCCTTCAGGTGTTCATTTCGCCGAGACCGGAATGATCGACTAGGAAATTTTCGTTGCCTCTCCGTGCGCTCCTGCGGCGTCGTTCTAGCAACAAGACGTGCATAACTCGCTTTGGAGGCTGCAACCTGTTTCTTGTAATCCTTGTATGGCATAGCCACTCGCTCCGAATGTTTACGAAGAGAGAACTATGCCACACAAACTTACTTCTTCGGCCCAGCCTGACCGGGACCGGGTGTCCAATACCAACCTTCGTCCGTGTTGACACCCCAGCCGCCGTTAGCTGGCGCTTCCTTGACGGTAATCGTAATGCTCGCGCCACCACCACCTGTATCAACCGGCGGCGGCTGCTCGACCGGCGGCAGCACGATCGGATGCTCCGGGTGCGGTTCACTACCCGGCATTGGACCACCACCAACACCGACACCAGTGAGCCAAGCATATCCCACCACCGTGGCAGGATAAGGCTTCACACTCTTATCGCGTGGATAGATAACGACTTGCATTGAAACAGGAACTTGCGCCATTTTGATCTCCCTTTAGAGGTCTGTAGCTAGCGCGATATCGGGCACCGTCAGCCCGGTATCGACGAATGTCCCACGGCCACCGACACCACCGAGCGCGTCGTGCGCCGTGCGCAGGCGGAATATCTTGCCATCGGCCGTGATGCCGTAGGAAAGCATGTCCGGGGTCGACCTGTTCAAAAGCGAGAACGTCGTCATAAAGTCCCCAGGCTTTCCAATTGTTGTGACTGCCATGGCTATGCCGCCTTCTCTAACGGTGCCTTGGCCTCGATGCTCGGTCCCTGGCTCCAGGGCGCGTCCTTGTCCTCGCCCTCGGGATGATCCTCGAGCGAATAGCCCTTCGACCATGTGCCGCCCGCCGTCTCGTAGATCCAGAACGTGCCGCCATCGAGCACGACCAGATGCCCATTGTGAATGACTGCAGTCTCGACACCACTGGGTGCCGGCAGATCCTTGCCATCCGGTCCCTTCTGCTTCTTGCCGGTCATCTTCCACGGCGTGCCACGCGCATCGATCACTACCAGTTTGCCGCCTTGAACTATCACTGCGGCGATATCAGTCGGTCCTGCCATGCTCTCCTCCTGTTGTTGTTACTTCACAAATCCAACCATGTAAGCCAGCCCTATCAATACGAGCACGCCCGCTATCACCGCGGCACCAGCTGCGAAATTATTTCTCGGATAACTCTGCGCAAAGCGATCGGCAGCCATTTGCTCATCGGTCGGCTCGGGTATCTCCCGCTTGGGCGGCCGGTTCGCCCGCTTATCCATCGCGATCGAACTCGCCCACCTTGAGCCACTTGGCCTCATCGACATCCCAGCGAAATATCTCGTTGTTGTCGGTCACCCCATATAACTCACCGGTCAGCACAAACGATGCAATGAAAGTCATTTCCTCAGCCCATGTATTGCTTAACGCCTGCCAGATGGCGCGCAGTTCCAACCCCAGTTGTTCTGCCATATCACAACTGATACCCCCAGGCATTGATCTGCGTTGCCGTGTTGCCTGCAGCGCCCGGCACCGTCACGGTGATCGCTGTCCCTGAAGCACTAGCCGGCAGGCACATGGCAAAATTCACGGCCAATGGCGTGGTCTGTATGGTTGCACCGGCCGGCATCACGTACTGGAACGTCATGGTCACACCAGGGGCAAGGCTGGCTACCGTCACCGATATGATCGTCAACCCCGTAGCGCCCAACCCTGACACCGATAGACCGCAGATATACGTGGTCTTATTGGCGATGCCGGCCAGCGCCACGTTCTGCGTTGTGGTATCCGCACCAGAAAACACCGCAGCCACCGGAATGCCGGCGACATTACCGGCAGTGGGATCGCGCGGTATCTGCTGGGCATAGCTAGGCGAACACCAGAGCAGAAACACTGCCAACCAGATGCGTCTCATTGTGAACTCCTAATAGGGTGCGTTTGAGCAGGCCTCGAAGGCCGCATCGACGTCGTCGCCGAAGCCGCCACCACCACAGATGTGTGGATAATCGTGGGCTTTTGTGGTGTCGGCTCGCCACTCGCGCCTAAGCCGATCGAAGCGTTCCTGTGGATTGAAGCTTGGCGAGGGTTGTCTCTGAGTGTCGATATTCGAGGAAGCGGAAAAGCTCTTCTCCGGTGAGGAGCTGACAGTCGATGGGATAGAGCGTGACGGGCGCGAAGGTCTGTGGCTTGGCTGGAGGTTCATCCTCCCAGTGTCTGGCTCGCCACCCCGCCGCGGCACGCTCACGTCTGGCTTCAGCCTTGGCCAGCTTGTCTGCTTTTCTTTGTGCGGCACAAAAGCGTCCAAACGCGAGTTCATCTGATCGAGCTTTGCAATACTCGCAGCGACATCGGCTGCTGTGTACGTCCCGCCGCTCGAGGTCTTCGATCTCGTCATCGCTCCACTCCGGTATGGGGCACATGCCATAGGCCCACGGTGCGCCCCAGTTTTGCCTAAGCAGCATTAGCAGACCACCCTAATAAGTCCTCCAATCCTCACGCTCCAACTCATCCGATTTATAGCCGGTCTTGATCTTGGCCTTCTCCGGCTTGCCCGGCTCGCGGCCGGGGATCATGCGGTCGATTAACTGACCAACCAACCCAAGGCTGTCGACCTGATCGTCATGCTTACCGGCCGGGAACGACAGCAGCTCGGCGCGGAAGTCAGAATACCAAGGCGCTTGCATCGGCACGTAAAGTCCATCATTCGCCATGCGGCCGCGGATTGATTGGCAGCGTACCGCCTTATCACCCTTGGTTGCGAACCTCTCCCTGTTCACATAGGCCTTTCGTGCTCGGGCCTGCTCCTCGATGTAGGGACCAAGCGCAGATGTGATTTGGCCGCTTTCCTCGGCCCAATCCAGAGGGCGCCACTCTCGCACCAGGCGACACCACTCACGCACCCACACATCAGGAGAAGACTGGCCGCGCCACAGGTCCAGGAGATAGCAACGGCCGTCGACATCGAGACCAACAACGACATGGCACGTATAGTCTCCTCCATCGGATGTGACGGCATAGTCAGATCCTCCGTAGACGGAGAGCGTCTCGAGCGCCGGGTGTGTCGTGTAAGGCCTCAGCCAATCGGCTTTGAATTGATTGCCTTCTTCCGGGACGGGGTTTTGCTGGTAGAGCGCCGACCAGTTGCGAGCAGATTGCGTAGCTCGCTCATGGCGAAGGAAGTTTCCGTATCCATAGGCGTCATCCCACAGGACTTCACCAGTATCTCGTCCCAACGGGTCGCCAGCCTCTGCCAACGCCGGCAATGAGAGCACTTCCCATTGATCGCCACCTTTTCGCATGTCGAGCAATAAGCGCCCTGCCAAGTCATCTTCGCTCCACCGTGTATTTTTGCTCACTAATCCATTGGCAATGAAGTTTTCCGTCCTGTCGATTTGAACATCGAACACTTCTTCGATGCCGGCGTCGACAATCTCAACAATGGTGTCTCTCGCGACTTCGCACATACTTAGCGGCTGCGAGAAGGATTTTCTCAGTCTTCCCATACCCGACAGCAAGGTTGCAGTCGTTGCAGAGAAGCCCTCTAATCTTTTTACTATCGTGGCAGTGATCGACGCAAAGCTTATTGTTCCAATGGGCGCGCGTATTGTTGTTTGAAGGTGGCTGCCGACATACGGCACAAACTCCGCCCTGTTCGGCCAGAAGGCATTCATAATCTGAAAAGCTAATTCCGTAGCGGTGGCGCAAATGCCTATCGCGCCTAGACTTAGGATTAACCGAGGGCGGTCGAATACCAGCTTGCCATCGATCTTTGCTGTAGTGTGAATTGCACATGCCTTTGCATTTGGCCGGCTTATCACACCCTTCTGCGGAGCACGTGATACTCTTCCACTTGCCCCAATAACCCTCAGGATGACGTTGCCCTTTTTGAGCAAATCCGTTCGCTGCCATTTCGTCTCACCGTCTTCTTCCACAAGGAAAGGATGCCTTGCGTTTGCCTTGACGATGATACCCGACTTCATCCTGATTTCAAGCACGCGATCAGGACCATGATTGATCCAATTACGCACTACGGATATTGAGACTTTGCCGTTTTCGTATGTTGCTACGCGATCTCCAGCACGAATGTCGCGCAGCAGCTTTTCCTGTCCTGTTTCCATTAGGACAGGCGTATCTCCGGTCATGCACTGGATCAGTACGATCCTGCCCC